TTCTGCTGTGACAGTGACAAAACGCAGAACTGCTCTGGATGCATCTCTGGTCATGGCATTTCCACTAAACTCCATTAACGCCAGATATGATGAAACCAGTGAGTGACGACTGATTTGCATTCCGGAACGTTCCAGCGCTGCGACACGTTGCAGAGTGGTATAACTGCTGTCCGTTGTCATGGAAACAGTTGTCACACCGGGCACTGATATATGTGCAAAATCTGAAAATCTGTAGAAAGTATTTGTTGCCGTATTAACGAATCCGGCCACATATAAATTATTTTGCTCAATAATCAGACGAAGATGGTCAAAACGCGCCTGATAGACATCAAGCCCTCGTATATCCACAGCAAAATAACTGCCCGGTGGGGTGTGGTTAATAACAGATACCGATGTGGTCCCCTGAGATATATGTTCAAGTGGGGTCGATATTTCTGTCCGTATACTATTTAACGAAGAGACATAACTTTGTTGAGTCGAAAAGTCTATCGTAAATTCCCGGGAATAGGATACCGAAGAAAAGCCCAGTAACAGGCACAGTACCCATTTTAACAATATACACTTCATATACAGGTATTCCTTTTGGCTGAAGTAATACGATACCAGACCCGGCGCAGATATAAAAAAGGCCCGCAAAAGCGAGCCTGGTAAATAATTATGGCGCGTTGTACTGGATTCGAACCAGTGACCGATTGCTTAGAAGGCAATTGCTCTGTCCGGCTGAGCTAACAACGCAGTGTACCGATAATGGACCGCCATCGAGGACTCGAACCCCGCGCAACCAGCTTCGCAGGATGGCGCTCTATCCTGATGAGCTAATGGCGGTATTTAACAGGAGATGCAACAAAAACCCGCTCAGCGGCGGGCTCTTAAATCTTATCAACGGTAGACATACAAAGCCCATCGTTGGGAAAACTTTATCCATATTTTTTGAAAAATGCAAGCATCATGTCGACATCTTCGGCGAAATTATCTATCTTGTCACTTTTCTCAATTGCTCTTCAGCATACGCTTCTTCCTGCCAGCACTTTGTAACCAGTTTATCAATGACATCTGCATATCCTTTGTACCACTGATAATCCGTCAGGTCTGGTATCAGCTTCTGGACACGATGCCTCGCCAGTGTGGTTGGTAAACGGCTAAACCGGTTTCCATTGCAACGCCCACAAATCTTATAAACAGGCGCGCCATGAAGCCGGGTTCTTTTTTCATCCAGGACAATACCTTTACCCTTACACCCTCTGCACGCTGTGCTGACTTCTCCCTTACCATGGCAATGCTGACATAGTTCCTTCACCCACTCTTCCTTGATAACAGATTCCCCGCTTCTGGAGTGTTTCACCACTTCGCGCAATACATTATGAAATCCAGTACCAGCACAACGCTCACAGCGAGCCTTACTTTCCGCAGACCGGGAATAATCAGCAAAGGCAAAATTCACAAGGTAAGGGATGATCTGTAACCGGGTTTCTTCACTCAATTTATTCAATGTCGGGTTATCCAGTGCCATCGCGTAATTGAGCAGACCTTCAATCGCAAACTGAGGATCCTGAACACCAACTTTTGCCAGGAATAAGGCAAACCCAAGCGGTGCTTTCGACTGCACCATCCCCTGCGCAGCCATCACATCTGTAATCGTTAAACCACCCGAGCCTGTCGCCGGTGCGTCATCGCTCAATTTTGGAGATTTTGGGGAGTAATATTTTGGTAAGGCTTCAAGGTTCATGCTCGTTCTCCACTTACGCCAGTACGCCTATTGCCAGCGCACGATCGATAAAACGAAATATCAGCTCCAGCTGGGAGCCATACTTCTCTTCGAATGCCACGGTATCCGCATGCAGCTCGTCGTGATGCTTTCTACACAAAGGCAACACAAAGAGGTCATGCGCTTTTGTTCCCATTCCACCCTGACCGTGACCTATCAGGTGGTGGGGATCATCAGCGGGCTTTCCACAACATGCACACGGCTGTGTCTTAACCCAGCGCGTGTACTTTTCATTAACCCAGCGGCGACGTTTTGGGCGTAACATAAAAGACTCCGGCGACTCCGGATCCACTTTCAGCGCCAGCACCTTTTTTGCCTTATCCTGGATGATGCTGGTGGCAGGAACCGAAGGCACAAGGTCACTTTCCCGGGTGACAGACGGCACAACAAGATTTGGTAATCTCAGTGCCTTACGGGCTGCACTTTCCGGTAAGGCATCCGCCAAGTCATTACGAATCAGCCACCAGCACAGTTCCGGCATTGTCACAACGTGACTATCATCAAAACCGAGATCCCGACGCACAACAGACAACACCCAGCGGGCACAGTTATCCGTCGCCATTGATTCCAGCCGTTCCGTGAACTGATCGCGCAGCTGGTTATCGCAGTGCCAGCACAGACGGATTGCGCCCGGAGCGTGTCGCATTGTGGTCATGTTCTCGCTGTGCCAGTCGGAATGAGGCCACTGGCAGCCTTTTTCACGAAGTAACCAGCTTTCAAGACATTCCACGCCACCAGCACGACGGATCACTGCCTCATTGCGGAACACGGCCCGAACGGCAGGATCATCCGCCAGCGGTTGTGATGCCGCCGGAACGGCACCACTGGCGAAAGATGAATAACGCTCCGGCTCAGGCTCCAGCAGGACACGCCCCTGCATAAACAGGGGCATCAGCTCTGAACCTGGCCTGAACAATACGATCCCCATACGCGGGGCAATTTCAGGGGTCAGTAGTGCTCTCACGGTCACCTCAATGAACGGTATCGAGCAGCTTTAACAGCTCAGGGAATCGGGATTCGAAGAAATGCGGCTGCGTCTCGCGCGGATTTGCGGGACTGGTGATGTTCTTGCCGAACATGCAACCTTTCGCTGTCAGCGACCAGAATTTTTTGATGTTGTTAATCGCGGTACGGCTGTATCGTTCGCGTTGTTCAACGATCCCCAGCTTCGCCATCTGGTGATATGCCTGATTAGCCGTCAGGCGGATACCATACTGCTTCAGCAGTGCACTCAGCGACAGCGTCGGGCGGCTTGAGCCATCAGGCGCGTCAGCAGGTGCATCAATGGCATAGCGCGGTGCCAGATTCGGTAAGCCAACAGCCTCCTGGAGTTTCTGACAGGCCCCAAGCACAGATGAGTTAGACAGATTTAACTCCCGGCGCATAAAGTCCAGCAGAATCACGCCAGCCTGCATCTTGTCAGCAGCCTGTCCGGATAACTTTTCCGGCGCGCTGGTTACCATGTCGAAAGTACGGATCACCTTCAGATGGAATGACGGACTGATCCACATTGCATAGGCATACACCAGTTCCTTACAGACATACGTTCCCCGTTCATTTCCCCCATGAATCACACTCACCGGGTCAACACCCAAATTCTGGGTGTTGGTTAATTCATGAACAATCTCAACAGTTTGTTGGCTGGATAGAAACTTTCCTGGCTCCTTGGTTCTGGCATTTGCACCAGATGCTACTGCTGCGCGATGCAGATCGTTCAGGCTGTAACGCCCATAAGCATCACGACGAACTTCAATACCATCAATGACCATCAGATTATTCATACTTCGTTTCTCCTCTTGATCAGGCAGCTGCACCCGCCGTTTTCTCGTACTTACTGATAGTGATCTCGACCTTCCCTTCCGGGATAACCGGTCCCCACTCCACCAGCATTCTTTTCACCTGACTGTCGTCTTCCCACACCCCCGCGTGGGTCAGGGCGTCAAACAGCGCCTTGTTATAGTTGTCCAGATCGCGGCTCCGGTTATCCGGAGGAAACAACACGATCTCCACTGAAGCAGGTGCCGACGTTGGTTTCGGCAGACGACGTAACTGCTCAACTATTGCTGCGCACGCCGCGCTCTGGAATTTTCGCCCCGCCGCGCTTATCAGGCTCTTACCAGCAAACGCCCCTTTGTTGGGGTGTCGCCAGTACGTGTTCACGCTGGGCGGAAAAGGCAGGATCAGCTTCATACTTTCAGGCCCCTCTCATGTAACCAGTGGGTTGCACGCAGCCTTGCGTTTTCCTCACCGGCAAGCAGTGAGCGGATAATCCCGACCGCCTCGCTGTCGTCGTCCTTCACCGCGGTATGAAGCGTGATGCCCCGGGCCACGCCACGCTTTATCGTGATGACGCCTTTTTTCTCCAGTGCGCGAAGATGCTCCACCGCTGCATTCACTGAACGGTATCCCAGCATGGTTGCCACCTCCTGATTGGTTGGCGGGAAGCCACGTTCTTTCTGATAAGAAATCAGCATATCCAGCACCTGCTGCTGGCATTGAGTTAACGTCGTCATGCCGCCATCTCCCTGACCAGTTTTTCTGCCTGCTGGCGAACCTGCGCCAGAAAGGCCTCACCACATGCCTCAAGTTCATAGCGCCCGATGTAGCTGATTGCCGGTCCCTTCCAGGTCTTGTCGAAAACAGCAATAGCACCAGCGAAGAAAGCGCCTGTCGGCACCTGCTTCTCATCCTTCGGGATAAACCAGGCAGGCAGTTCAAAACCAATACGCCCGCGAATAAAAGCAATATGATCTGCATCTTCCGGCCACCACACTTCGCTGGTGGCAGCTTTGATCAGGAAAACATAGCGCCCGCCTTTATCACGCATGGCACTGGCATGCTTCATGATGTAACGCATGCCGGTGATGTATTGCCCCTCATGCTGACTGGCGCGGCTGTATGGGGGATTACCAAAGGCAGCACCTTTAAGCTCCGCAAGGCGTTCTGACCAGTCATGCGCCAGCGCGTTGTCTTCCGCCGTGTAATACGCAGCACATTTGGCGTTATCACCGTCAGTAAACAGATCCAGAACAAACGGGCCAAACAGAGTGTTAATTCCCCAGAAAATGTTGTCCGGCGTGCGCCACTGATCGCCCACTTCCTTCAGTTCATGGGCTGGTTTGTTCCGCAGTTCCGCCAGCGCCTGGCAATATTTATTACTCATTAAGCCCCCACGTAATTCCCTGAGAGATACCACTCTTCACCTGATGCAGCCCGCTTACTGCTATTCCGTAAACACCGTTCACGACGCGCCAGAAAATTGTTTCGTTCTGGCTGGGAGTGGCTTTCACGGAATGCCGCCATCCACACCGTTGCAGCACGACGGTATAAGCCCCTGGACTCCAGTACTTCCGCCTGGCGGGTCAGGCACAAAATCACCCGCGGGTCGTTAGTGCCGACATAGAAATTGCGCACAGGTCTGGTTTCACGAACTGGTTGTGGTTCCGGATCCTGCGCTCTCTCAGTCAGGCGCGGGAAATGTCTGTGTGTATCTCCTTCACAACGGTGAGCCACACGCCCACTCTGACGTAACTTGCTTGCTGACTGCAGAACGCGCTGCCGTGAGTAACCTGCAAAAGCATCCGCAATGTCTCCGGAAGTACACCCCGGATGGGCTTCAATGAATTTCTGAACTTCATTCAAAAGACTCATGATCACCCCCTGAATCCTGCCGGGATCTGGCTGTAGTCCACGTTGTCGTAACTGGCTTTGAAGTACGGGTCCTCGCGTCTGGCTGCAGATACCGCAGGAACTTCCCAGGATTCTTCGAAATGACGATCCGGACCAAAGAACGTGACAGCCTGTTTCACAAATTGTGTGCCGCTGTTACCCATCGCAGATACCCAGCCCGCGTAGCGTTTCACACCTTCCAGCATGGTTTCGGGTTTTACCCCCTCATTCAAACGAGCTTTCCAGGCTTTGAAGGCTGCAGATTTTGAATTGCCACCAGCACGTTTGGGGTATGCCAGCCATGCCTGCTCAAACTCCGGAGAGTATTCCGGTCGGTTTGAACGAACTCGCACGGACTCATCAGCAGATGCACCAACAGCTATTGGTTCATTGACTGGTTCTTTGACTGGTTCAAAAGAGTGACTGGTTCTGGGTGAATCTCCTGCACCACCCCCTGGTGCAACTCCTGCACTACCTGGTGAATTTGCTGCACTAGATAGTGAATTATTTGCACTACCCCCTAGTGAATCTCCTGCACCATCAAGATGAAGGAGATAGATATTACTTGAGTTACCTTTTTCACCTTTCCGGGTGACTTTTTTTACCAGCCCGGAATCACAAAGGGCCGCAATATGATTCATCACAGAACGTTTGCTAATCTCGCACTGGTCAGCAATATGCTGGTAGCTGGGCCAGCACTCACCCTGATCGCTGGCATTATCAGCCAGCTTGATCAGAACCAGTTTTCGCAATGGATTACCCACTCGAATTTTCATCGCTTTAACCATCAGCTCCATACTCATGCTGCACCTCCGAGATGCTTCATGTTTTTTCCGGAGCGAAAGGCTATAAGCGGCATACTGACGCGGTAATTACGGCCCAGCGGTTCACAAATCACCTTCTGACATTCACGGTCAACCAGGCTGACACGTAGAACATGCCCTGCAGGCGTGGTGTACCACTGCCCAACTGTAGGAATTGATGTTTTTTTACGCTGAAGCAAACGGCAAATATTGAGGATCAACGGATTAAGCATGACGATGCCCTCCGCTGATATTCAGGAGACGGTGAATATGAAAATTAGCCTTATCCGCCAGACGAATACGTTCAGCCTGCAAGTTAAGAAGGGTTTCTACCAAAACCTGATGCGCCTGCGGATCCGAAAGAGTTACCTTGCGCAGAGCACGTAGTGCAGTTGTTACATAACTGAGTTTATGTAAGTCTTCATCATTCAGACGAGAGAGGGCTGGGACAGTAGCCATGATGGCAGCCTCCGTATGCAATGGATAACTTCCACCACCGGAAACGCCAATTTCGCTGGTGGTGAACTGAGCAGGGTTGGCGTAACCGGCGCATACGGAAACCGGCGCACCTTTCGGTGCCCCCACCCAGCCCACCATAATTTGGGTATAGCTGAGTTGTAGCAACAAAAAAGACGCTAACGCGCCAATTGTCGCCGTATGCAATTCCAGGACGCCAATCCCGACACCCGCTTTATAAGGTGCCTGAACAGTGTAACGTCCCGGAATGGCAGAATCAATGTGCTGGTGGTCCTTCACACTCAACAAAATCACGCCTGAATTTCCACAAAGGACTAAAGCATTCATGCGGGTAGTCTTTGCGAAGATAGATAACGCGCTGTGTTTCTGGCTCCCAACGAATAACATGGACATAAAGCCCTCTTCCGTCACGAAACCAGCGGTTAAGTTCCTGCACAACTCGCCCCCCACAGTCAGGTAAAGTTCTCTGTGGTTACTTACAGCCAGGTGATTTGGTAATCTGCATTCATGCCGTAACAACAGGTGTTCAGCGACGCTGACCACCAGCTGTTGCGACAAACGGTTATTTGCCGTTAAACTGTTCATGCGTTAGTTTCTCCACAGACACAAAACGCCACGACGCCCGGAGCTGCACACTCGCGGGCGTCACTCTTTTCTGGAGCGCAAAAGATTTTGTAGACCAGTGCTGCATGCTCCTGGAGCTTCGAAATTGACAGATACAACTCATCATTAATTGCTGTCTGCTCGTGTGGCTCCACGACCCCATCTTCGATTGCCGAACGAATCTGCTTTGAGTAATTCCCGATCTGTTCGATGACTTCCAGCAGGCGCTGGTTTATATCGGCGTTCTCTACTTCCTCAATTTCAGGAAGCGATACGAACACCCCACCAGCAGACTGTGCGACAGCATCCGCAATGTAGTGAGTGCCAGCCGCGCGCTGTAAAACCATTGCCCATCCCAGCGGGAAAATCTGATCGCCATCGGCACGAAGGCGGTTAAATAATGCGTTCTCTGTTACATCCAGCCAGTCAGCTGCTTCAGCGTAACCACCCGGCAACGCTGCGATAGTTTTTCTGACAGCTTTCACGTACCACTCAGGCTGTTTTTCTACTTTCCAGTGATACTTACCCACGGTTAGCCTCATCGTTCTGTGGTTAAAAATTGAAGGTGTTCTGTTAATCTTTCGGATAGATATCCGGTCTTAAGTCAGATTTCGTAATTGCACCTGACGTGCATTGCTCAAGTTTTTTCGCCAGCACAAAACTGGCTTTTTTATAACCATTGAAAACCAGCCGTAAGTAGCCAGGTGTTGAGCCAACTTTTCCGGCCAACTCGCCCTGCTGTTCTTTGGTTAAAGAGTCCCAATACGCTTTCATACAATATGTACCTCCGATATACATATTACATGATTGAAATGAACCTTCAAGATACTTGTACCTTATCGGTACAAAGGTTTTAATTTCGTTATGAAAACAATCCATGACATCCGGCGGTCTAACGCCAGAAAACTGAGAGATGGTGTTGGCGGAAATTCATCCTTTGCCACCATGATTGATCGCGAGCCAACCCAGACCAGCAGGTTTATGGGGGATGGCGCTACTAAAAATATCGGTGACAGCATGGCACGGCACATCGAAAAATGTTTCGACCTGCCTGTCGGATGGCTTGATCAAGAACACCAGACAACGAACATCACAAAAAAACCTGATGTTTCAATCACTAACAAACAAATAACGTTAGTCCCTGTCATATCATGGGTACAGGCCGGAGCATGGAAAGAAGTTGGCTATTCTGAGGTTGATTTGAGCACAGCAGAAACGTATCCCTGCCCTGTACCCTGTGGCGAAATGACTTATATCTTGCGGGTGATTGGTGATTCAATGATTGATGAGTACCGCCCTGGAGACATGATTTTTGTTGATCCCGAAGTCCCTGCCTGCCACGGTGACGACGTTATTGCATTGATGCACGATACAGGCGAAACCACCTTCAAGCGATTGATAGAAGATGGAACACAGCGTTATCTCAAAGCATTAAACCCAAACTGGCCTGAGCCTTACATTAAGATTAACGGTAATTGCTCTATAATTGGTACAGTGATTTTCTCGGGAAAACCAAGAAGATACACAATAAAGGCCTAATCAATATTTATGAACCTGCTTCGGCAGGTTTTTTTATACTTGACAATGTACCCATGAGATACATAATGTATCCAAAAGAAACATGAGGCAGGCAAGATTCAAACAAAATTTGGTTGTAACACGGCGTATGGCACATGCGTCGTTAGCGGTCTGGGGACGTTAAAGGGGACAATCCACTCCTTGCTCGGGCAAACAAACCAGGTAGCCGGAATGTGCAAGTCAATGAGGATGCTGATAAGACGCCTAACCAGCGTGGCGATTCGGTTTGACGCCTGGGAAGAGACCAGGACGCAACGATGAGAGCATTGACGAGCAAGGCATAAGTGCTGGTTCAATTCCAGACAGTCCCATTCAGATGGGAGGGTTGGGCAGGGAAAAGGTCCGTTCGATTCGGACACCGGCAATGCTCTCAGCGTTGTGGTGAATGCGCAGGCTGATGCGCGAAAGACATTGCAGCTATTGCGGAAAAGAGCTGTTCGGCGGGGCAATCAAACGCCCGTGAGAGTCTGAAATAACCGCAAGCCGGAGATCAGCACCGGTCACCACAACAGCCACTGCTTTGGCAGTACCAGTTTGTACACTTGCTTCCGGCTGGTACCGCTCTTTTTACAAAACAGAGAAGAGCATCACCGGACGACGGGCTCATAACCCAATCCATCCGGGCGGCTGCCACCGCAGGTGTTCTTCTCTGTTTTGTGGAGAAACCAACCGACCTTGCAGGGTCGATATGATGAGGAGCAACAAAATGGCTAGCGAACGCAGTACTGATGTGCAGGCATTTATCGGGGAGCTGGACGGCGGCGTATTTGAAACAAAAATCGGCGCAGTTCTCAGTGAAGTCGCTTCCGGTGTGATGAACACGAAAACCAAAGGTAAGGTCTCGCTCAACCTGGAAATCGAACCGTTTGATGAGAACCGTGTGAAAATCAAACACAAACTCTCATATGTTCGCCCGACTAACCGCGGGAAAATTTCCGAAGAAGACACCACCGAAACGCCGATGTATGTCAATCGCGGTGGTCGCCTGACTATTCTGCAGGAAGACCAGGGACAATTACTGACTCTTGCCGGTGAGCCTGACGGAAAACTCCGCGCAGCAGGTCATTAATATCGTTCTTAATTAACTGATTATTTATCTCATCACTGAATATCTTAATATAGTGAGGACTTATTATGTCTCAGAACTTAGACGCAACCGCAATTAATCAAATCCATGCCCTTATTTCTGCTCAGGGTGTTAATGAAATTATCAGTAAGATTGGTGCCGATGCTGTGGCATTGCCTGAGAATTTCCGCATTCATGATCTGGAAAAATTTAATTTAAATCGCTTCCGTTTCCGTGGTGCGCTTTCCACTGCCAGCATCGATGACTTTACCCGTTATTCTAAAGATCTTGCAGATGAAGGCACCCGCTGCTTTATCGATGCCGATAATATGCGAGCCGTCAGTGTGCTTAACCTAGGTACTATTGATGAACCAGGTCACGCAGATAACACCGCCACTCTCAAACTGAAAAAGACAGCACCGTTCTCTGCCCTGCTGTCTGTTAATGGCGAGCGTAACTCCCAGAAGTCACTGGCAGAATGGATTGAAGACTGGGCCGACTACCTTGTGGGCTTTGATGCTAATGGTGACACCATTCAGGCAACCAAAGCGGCTGCGGCAGTCCGTAAAATCACAATTGAAGCAAACCAGACCGCTGATTTTGAAGACAATGACTTCAGCGGCAAACGCTCTCTGATGGAGTCTGTCGAAGCGAAAACCAAAGACATTATGCCAGTGGCATTTGAATTTAAATGCGTTCCGTTTGAAGGCCTGAAAGAACGTCCGTTTAAATTACGCCTCAGCATTATCACTGGCGATCGTCCTGTACTGGTTCTGCGCATTATTCAGCTGGAAGCGGTGCAGGAAGAAATGGCTAACGAATTTCGTGATCTGCTTGTTGAGAAATTCAAAGACAGCAAAGTAGAAACCTTTATTGGTACTTTCACCGCCTGATTTCATTACTGCAAATGCCCCTGCGGGGGCATTTATGGAAACGTAATTAACTCAATAATCACCGGATGGTGAGAGCTTCCTTTTAGCAGAATTCAACGCGGTGCAGCGCATATAAAGTGGAGAACGAAATGTCATTTATTAAAACTTTTTCCGGGAAGCATTTTTATTATGACAGGATAAATAAAGACGACATCGTGATTAACGATATCGCAGTTTCCCTTTCAAATATCTGTCGCTTTGCAGGACATCTTTCACACTTCTACAGTGTCGCCCAGCATGCGGTGCTTTGCAGCCAGCTGGTGCCGCAGGAATTTGCTTTTGAAGCGTTAATGCATGATGCAACAGAAGCGTATTGCCAGGATATTCCCGCTCCACTGAAACGCCTTCTTCCTGACTATAAACGGATGGAAGAAAAAATAGACGCCGTAATCCGTGAGAAATACGGGTTACCCCCGGTTATGAGCACGCCTGTGAAATATGCCGATCTCATCATGCTGGCAACCGAACGCCGCGATCTCGGGCTTGATGATGGCTCTTTCTGGCCAGTACTGGAAGGTATCCCGGCAACAGAGATGTTCAACGTGATGCCACTGGCACCGGGCCATGCCTACGGGATGTTTATGGAACGCTTTAACGAGTTATCGGAGTTACGCACATACGCATGAGTCTTTCAACTGAACAACCGCTGGAGGGGTAGCAATGAGCAACTTAATGACAACAAAACAAGTCGCCGAATTCTGTGGCGTTTCAATATCGACGGTGCTTCGCTGGAACAGCGTAAACAGGAGGACAGGCCAGAAATACAGGCCAGATTTTCCAGATCCTGATATTAAATCCTGCCCAAATAAATGGGCATCACGCAAAATATACAGATTTGCTGGAGTTATTGAGTAATGAGAGTTAGCCAAGAGGTGAGATAGTATCCATCTATGGCACAGAACTAAACATAATCTGACTATATGCTCTGTGCCAAAAACAGATGTTATATCATGTATTGTATGCTCATCCTGCAAAATATAAATTCCGCAGACACCCCTCACCTCTGAATATTAATCCACAATGGATGCGACAAAAAAGATTTTGAGTTGGTATCAGGCGAAATATTAATAATTATAATACCCCATGCACAATGCCATCTGAGTCATCAGATCCTGGTCTCTATCAATATTTATCTTGCCATCAGAAAAATCCAACACAAAGAAATGATGAAATTTCGGCGGAACAACTTTAGAGTAAAAGCAGAAATACTCATTATTCCTTTCATATTGAAAATTAACGTATATTTTTTTAATTTTTTTATTTTCCACCAAGTCCATAAACATTTTATTTAAATCTGACCTTTTACTTTCCTTGTCATCATCTTGAAGCTTAGGATCAAAGTAACGTATTAAGCAGCTTTCAATAATTCTTCCCTCATTATCAACATCAATTTCATCCAGTAGAGAATTTGAAATATTAAAGACTATATTACATTTATTATTCAGAGATATAATCCTTGGATTAAATATACTAAAACAAACAAAAAAATCATTATCGTCATTTGAAACGCTATACAGCATCTTTGATAAGCCACGGTGAATAAAATCAACAGGGCGCCGATGCGGATGACGTGTATATCCTACGTAATGCACTTCTGTATGAATTCCTAAATCAATATAATGTCCGTTTACGAAGTCATGAACTGACATTACACATAAATTGCCATTTTCATATTCAATGTAGAGAAACTTCTCAGTTACTCTAACATTTGGAGTTACCTTCACTACCCCATTCTGCGTAAACGTGCAAAAGGAATATTTTATCCGAAGCTTTCGCTCTTCTTTGCCAATCAACAGAGTGAATACTATATTTTTTGTGAATGGGTTATACCTAGGCTGTTTCTTGGTTGAAAACCTCACTTTTTTTCTTGAACCTAAGAAATAAATAAATCTCTTTTCACAGCTTTCCCTCGTATATTTTTCCATAATTCTGAGATGGTTCTTTATTATCTTATTTGTTCTTATATCATCAGGAGGATTAATTATCATATCATACCAAATACAATCGGTGTTAATGAGATCAATCCACAATGACTTATCGGCTTCTGAGAAAACCACGTTAGAGTTTATAAAATCAAAGTTTCCGCGAGTCATAAAACACTTCATCACATTAAAAATCACCTGCACATAATAAATTAAGTAGCAGAAGGTTCGCAAACCCTTGCTTCTGTTTGTGCTATGATATTTTTCATAATTCATTGATTGGCATCCCTACATCCTTAGTCCCACAGTAACCCAATAAACCATCAAACTCCTGCCGCCCCCCCAAATACTGAAGCTACCGGTTAACGTAGTCTGGCTAAAAACCCAGTACACAAGGTATCCGCAGCGGACTGGCAGATATGATTACGCTCTGGCTACGCAAACTGTCCGTTGGAGATTAAGTCAGTACAAGTAACGATCGATTCAACCCTCTCCCACCATGCCCAGTAAGCTTTACGCTGTTCTTCTAGATAATCGCTCTTATCATAAACTTGCCATACACCTGGCAGTTTATGACCGAGCATTATTTCAGCAATATGAGGAGCAGTAAGATCAGAAAAGTTTGTTCGTGCTGTTCGTCTCAAATCATGAAGAGACCAATGAGGAAATTGATACCCCAAACGTCGCCATGCGAACTGCATTAAATTGTAAGGCAGCGACTGCAATGATGTCCGACCAACTGGCTCCCTGCTTCCTTCCTTGGTAAAAAGCATATCGGAACCGTTGTTCATAGAGATAACGTATTTTATAAGCTCTTCAACCGGTTCAATAATGGGCCGCTTTAGCGGTTCGCCTGTTATGTCCCCAGTCTTATGTCGTTCTGGTGGTACAGTCCATACCTTATTTATGAAATCAAAATCATCCACCCTAGCAGTAATTAGCTCTGAACTACGGCAACCAAAATGCAGCAATAGTTTAATGAAGGCTCGGTATTTAGGAACCATTCGAGAACCATCGATCGCAGCATAAAGGATGTTAATTTCATCATGTGTCAGAAACCGTTTTTTCTGACCTTTACGGATATCCATATCTTTACCCGTGATATCCGACAGTGGGCGAGTTTCAATGAGCTTTCTCTTATACGCCCAGACATGAGCCTGCTTTGCGTTAATTAGCAATCGGTCTACTATTGCTGGAGTCTTGGTGCTAAGAGGCTCCAGGACTTCTAACCAATCATGCAATGTAGCTGCATCGTGAGGGATATTCCCGATTTTAGAGAACAGGTGCAGCTCAAACGAGCGGAGTATCTGTTCAGAACCTTTTTTATTTTTTACACAATATGCTTCATACCAGGCACGGATCACAGACTCTACCGTCATGGCTTCAGTAGCTTTTCGTTTTTCAGCCTGCTTGACTAATCGTGGATTGCGGTTTAACTCGAGTTCACCACGGAGACGGATAACTTCTTCTCTGGCCTCTTTTAATCCAGTTGCCGGGTAAGTTCCGATATCAAGGCGCTCACCTTTCCCTGCCCATTGATAACGATATTGGAACACTACGCGACCTTTCGGTGATACTCTGACAGACAGACCATCACGATCGGATTTAACCAAAACCTTATCACGTTTCTTTCCAACGACTGAACGCAACCACGCATCAGACAGCGCCAT